TGACGTTAGCGAGCTACTTAAGCGCATGCGCGGCCACTTCAATCGAACTGTCTCTCGGCTCAGACGGCTCGCGGGTCAGGTGTTCCGTTACCTATGGGTCGGCGAGCTTACCCAGCGTGGACGCCCCCACTACCACCTGCTGATCTGGGTTCCGCAGGGTATGTGGTTTGGCCGAGTCGATCATCGGTCGTGGTGGCCACACGGATCGAGCAAGTTCGAGAAAGCTCGCAACGCCGTTGGGTATCTCGCCAAGTACGCATCGAAGTTCAGCAGCCTGATGGCCGCTGCATTTCCTAAGGGGTTCCGCACGCATGGCTGCGGTGGCCTCAACGAAGAATCCCGCCGCGAACTGCGGTGGTGGAAAGCGCCCATCTCGGCACGTGAAGCGCTCGGCGGTGAAGCCGACATCCGCAAGTGCCAGGGCGGTTATTTCGACAAGCTCACCGGGGAGTTCTGGTCGTCCCCGTGGCGAGTGACATTTGCATTCGGCCGGACCATCGCATGGAAGGTAATCCCACTATGAAAGTTGAAATCATCAGCGAAAACATCGCCGTTCGTTCGTTCCCCGCTCGCGACGGCAAAGCCGCCACGGTGTTCCGCGAGCAGAAAGCGGCCATCGTCCGCCCCGGCGATTTCCCGCTGCCGTTCACCGTTGGTCTGGATGACGACCAGCAGCCCTACAAGGTTGGTCTGTACGACCTGTGTCCCACGTCGCTGCAGAACAACAAATACGGCGGTTTGGAGTTCGGTCGCCGTATCCGTCTGCTGACTCCGTCGCCAACTCCCGGCAAGGCCTAAACCATGTCCCTGTGCGTAGCCCTCCAGGCAGACGGCACGCTGGTTCCCACCGGGCAGCCGATTGCCGAATGCGCGGGCTACGTGCTGGTCAGTGCTTCCGAACACGGCGTGTATGAGGTCGTGCAGCAAGCACTTGCCATGCCCACGCCGGAGGACGCACTCAAGTGGTTCACGGCGTGCTGTGGCGCAGTGATCTTGTGGTTTGTCGTGGGGCGCATCGCCGGTAGCGTCGCCACGATGTTCGACAAATAACCGGCAAAACCAATCAACCAACTAACGTAGGAGAGACACCATGGATTCGATTCTCGCTGGCCTGAGCGCTGCTGATGCCGTCCCCGCCATGATCGGTGCGGCCACCATCATCGCGCTCGTGAGCTTCACGAAGTGGGCGGCCAAGAAGGTCGCAAGCTTCTTCGGCTGATGCAGAGCAGGGCGGGGCGATGTTTCGGCATCGTCCTTGCTCTATGTGGGCACCCATAGGGGGGATGGAAGATGATCGTTCTTGTGTTCTGCGGTCTCATTGGCGCGTGTTGCGGTATGGCGGGCGTCAAGGGGATGGACGCATGAAACGCGTCAACCTTGTTGCGTGGGTGGCGATCCTCGTGGCCTGGTCTATCGTGAGCGGCCGCGCGCAAGCTGCGACGTGTCCGTCTAATGCACCCTGCGATCAGGGCGGCGCGTATGCCGCGGCTATGGGTTGGCAGGGCGCCAAACAGAAGTGCGTTGCAATCACGGGACCTGCTGGCCAGTTCACGATGCTTTCGCCAGCTGCTTCAAACAATGGAGGCAGCGCTGCGAACGCTTCTGGCTACTACACTCCGCGCGCCGAGTGCTTTCTAAACGGCAACTCTCAGACAGTTGTGAGTGGCGACGCCGAGTACTGGAAGGGCAGCTGTTCCACCCGTCCTGACGAAATGGGTTGGCAGGGCGGCCCTACTGCGGCGTCTGTCAGCGTATGCAATAAGGGTTGTATGTACGTCAGCTCGCTTGATGCTGGGGCGACGTCTGGCCATGCGTTCTCGCCTACTGGCGGCACGTGCACGGAGGCAGAAGCACCAGCACCGTCTCCTGCTGTCGGCGGCCCCGAACCCGGCGGTGGCACCGGCGGGGAAACCGGTGGTGGAAACGAGGGTGGTGGAGATGGCGGGGGGAACGGCGGTCAGCCCGGCAACGGCGGTGGTAACGGCGGTGGCGGAGATGGAGATGGAGACGGAGACGGGGGCGGAGACGGGGACGGAGACGGAGACGGGGAGGGTGGCGGCGGTGGCGGCGTCACGCCAGGACCCGGCGACGGCGACGGCGATGGCGGCAGCAATCCCGACGGCCACTTCTATGAGAAAAGTGAACTAACCATGGAGAAGGTGGCGGACCAATTCATGGATAAGGCTAAGCAGACCAAGCTCGTAAAGGGCATCACCGATTTCATGAAGGTTCCCGGAGGCGGCTCCTGTCCGACCTTTACAGTGTCGGCGACCAAGTGGTGGAACGCCATGACTTACAGCGCGCACTGTTCCGGCGATTTTCTAGCTCTATTGCGCCTGTGTGGATTCGTAATTTTCGCGATCGCGGCATACGCTGCCGTGCGCATCGCGCTGACATGAGGGCGCACGATGCTTGCTGGCTGGATTGACGATTTCAAGACATGGCTGATCAAGATCATCGGCCAGATGTTCGACGCCTTGCTGGACGTGATTGGAGACTCGTTTGTTCGAGGCTTCCAGATGATCACCAGCATGATCCTATACGTGCTTTCGAAGATGCCGGTGCCGGAGTTCATGCAGAACACTAGCATCGGCGACATCCTTTCCAAGGGTGGCGGCACGGTCTTGTGGTTCGCTGAAATCTTCCAACTCGGCCCGTCGCTGGTGATGATCGGCATCGCCATGGTCTTTTATCTGCTGCGCCGAGTCCTCACCTTGGGTATCTGGTAATGCTCGTTTTCAACGAAGGTGTACCGCGTGCAGGCAAGAGCTATGACGCCGTCAAGAACCACATTCTCCCCGCGCTCAAGAAGGGCCGCAGGGTCTACGCTCGGCTCAACGGCTTGCGCCACGATAAGATCGCTACGCACCTGGGCATGGCCGAAAGTGACGTTCGGACGTTGCTGTTCTGCGTGGACACAAAAGAAGTCGTTCAAACCTTCACGTGCTCACAGGATGACACCGGAAAGTGGTGCATCCCAGACCACTTCAAAGATGCACTGGTAGTGATCGATGAGGTGCATGAGTTCTACGTCAATGAGCGCAAGCCGCTTGCACCTGCTGTAGAGAACTTTTGGGCACTGCTCGGCCAGAATGGCGGGGACGGCGTCATCATGACGCAGTGGATCAACCGCCTTCATTCAGCAGTCAAGGCGCGTATCGAGCGCAAGAACACGTTTCAGAAGTTGACAGCGGTCGGCAGCAAGTCGCG